TATGATTTGTGTACCATCTTCCATATTACGAACATATATGTATAAAGAAAAATCAAAATTGTATGGTACTGGATTATATTGTGACACAACACCTTCAGAAGTTCTTGCAAATTGTTTTATATTAGTATTTTGTTTTCTTGTTACATCATAAGATAAACCGTTCATTTCAAATGACATACGAGGCAATGCAATTTGAACTTTTTTCTGCAAATCTGGATCATCTTCTAATCTTCTAACATACAATTCTTTTGTTGCATATGTTAAAGGTACCAATACTCTTTGCTGTTCTGATCGATCTGGATTATAACGAACAAGAGTTATTTTGTCGAATAGGCTACCAAAACCTACGACCATTTTTCTTATCATTCTATTGTAAGTTATATCAGCCATTATAGATTACCAAAAGGATTAGATTCAGAGAAATCAATTATTGAATCTGATTCTGTTTTAATTGTTTTATTTCCATAAGATTCATCTGAAACATTATCTAAGTACGGATCATATGTAGTCAAGAAATATTGAGCATTACTTGTAACGCCAATCACTCTCATACTTGTTGCAAAAGTACCTTTAATAGTTGTGATTGACAATATATTTTCGTTTGGTGACCAAGTTTGAACAACTGCTTGACATATAGCATTTGCATATGTTCCATCATTTGATTGATACACAACTTCATTTAATTGATATGTGCCACTACCAAGGCCAGTATTGAGTTTAATTGTATACGCATCTTGCTCTACAATAACATCAATTTCTTCATTACCAGTATCAATGACTTCTTGTGAATACTTGAATTTCTCTAGTTTCAATTCATAGAAATATGGTTGTTTGCGGCCCAACATATGAAAATCTTTTGACTGCTCTGCAAAAGTAATTTCATACAATTCGCCGGTACCATTTAAAAATGGCACATAAACAAGATCACCTTCACGGGGTCTTGTCATTATTGTTTGTGGTACTCTCTGTGCAAAAGAACGTTTTGATAACATAACATTCACAGAATCTTTAATTTCTAAACCAAACTTAGAAAAGAATTCTTGCTGACCTTGGTAATCCAATGGGTCAGAAGAAAGATACATTTCTAATGGATATGCAGATTGAAACTTCTTAATAGGATCTTCACCGTATAATAAATCTCTTGCAATATCATTATCATTTGGCAAATAGAATGCCTCAAAGCCCATGATCTTGATAGATTCAACTATTAAATCTTCAATGACCCTTTGTTCTGCATTAGAATTGTAGTTGTTGAAATAAAGATTGGTTGGCATTTAATTCATAAACCATTCTAGCGGTGCACCATATTCGGATTGCATTTCTGTTTCTAGTTTTTCTATTTCACCAACGGCTTCTTCATAGATTTTATCGCCGTTCATTGTGACACCACCTGGCAATTGTAAGCCGGAGAATTTCTTGAGGTTATTTCCCCAAGTTCTTTTGATTAATGCCGTTGTGTACTCTTTCATCCAACGGTCATTCCATACTCTATTATAAACGGAAGGGTCAATATTGGCATAACACTCTGATACCACTACCATTCCTACTGGTGCCTGTGAAGTTCCCCAAGACCATTCGATAAAGAGTTTCTGCATATGTCTCTGGAAACGAATAGGAGTCTCTCCAGAGAACATCAACTCTAGAGATCTAAGGTGTTGCATGGTCAAAGTATAATTCACGTAGGACGCTGAGGTGAAGTCATACAACTCATTCAGTCGGAGTTGGTATCTCAGGTCAAACATATTAAAAGTGGCAAGCGAATCGTAGATTGGAAATATTCTGGTAACACCAACGACATCCAAATTATTATTTGAACTGTCTCGAACTTGGCTCATATCCAAATATTTCTGTTGGACATCTCCAGAAGTTAATCTGCGGACATAGTAGATTTTTTGTAGACCATCAAAATGATAATCTTGCCAGTATTGAAGTGCATCATCAATACGATCCTCTATTTGGTCGTCATCGACATTAATCTCAATTACCGGGAATCCTAGTCTACGCAGACAATAATCTTTGAAGGTTTTTCTGTCAGTAACAGCAGGCATAGTGATCTCCTAATATAGGTGTATTTATACCTATTGTTAAATCACTTGGTATACTGATCCCACCATGTTTCCCAAGGTATGTAGGGGTCTTTTTGAGTGTCAAATTGCATATGTAAAGCTAAACTTTGTATGGGACTGAATCTTAAAGTATGGTTTTTCCAAACATTACATATTGTGTTTCCTTCATGCACATATTGTTTATTTGGGTCAGAGTAATCCGGAGAATATTCTTTGGCCAATTTTTCAAAAACACTCCAATGTTCTTTTAATATTTTAGGTCTCACCATAAAAGTGTTTGTTGTCCATATTCCTGTTTTCCAATGTCTACAGGTACCATGAACAACATAACAAGGATTCATATGTGGTGGAACATAGTCATCTGGCATATCAAAGGGATAAATGCAAATGTCTTGTCCTGAATTTTTCTCAAACAATTCAAAACAGTCTATCATTTCTGTTAAGGCTGAAGAACAATGTAAATAGTCATCTTCTACCGAATAAATCAAATCCGATTGTGAATCTCTACATTCTTGAAATTGCCTTAAAGCCGAATGGTTATAACCTTTTTCATTCAAATTTATGACCGTAGAAGGATAAAAACTAGTTTTTCTAATCTCATTCAATTCTTGTAAAAATTCTAAAGAACTATGGTCATCTATTACTTTTATAGATATTAAATGGTTTTTAACTAAATTGGCAGAATTTATTAAAGATTTAAAACAACCAAGAATTAATTCTTTTTTATTTTTATTACAATACCTTTGTCTATCAGTATGTACATTTGACTGGTCATGTGTTCTTAATATTATTTCTATTTTCATGCTATAATTAATTTACTATCCTCTAGAGCTTCATTTGGTGTTTTGTCTTTGAATAAAACGGCAATAATTTCTCCACCATCTGCCTTTATATAAGATTTTATATTCAAAGAATTTAATATTGTTTCCATAGATTTTTTAGTAAAACCTGTCTTGTGACACATACCATCACCCCAAGATTCTACAAATCCTCTATGACCATATATCATATCTATAACTGATACTTCTCCTGCTGAAGAATCATAAACTTTTCCTAATAAATCATTTTCTATTCTATGTGCAATTGAACCTAAATCTGGAACTCTAATGACAGCAAAACCAGTATCTTTCAATACACGCAACATACTATTGAAAACTTTAGGTAAATCATGCCAATAATTATGCTCAACAACATGAGATGCCCAAACTGCATCAACAGAATTATTTGGTATTTTTTGCAAATCCACTATTGATGTAATAATGTCGGCTGTTTCATTTTCAAAAGCATCAACACGAATTTCTTTCCAATTGATAAAATGTTCCGATTGTGATTGTAATTTTGTTTTTCCACAACCAACATTTAATACTACTGGAACATTTGATTCAAAAAGTTCTTGATTTTCTTTTCTTTCAAATTTAACATTATTATCTGCGTGTTTATTCCACCATAATTCCCAATCGATATATGGATCCTTTTCTTCTTCAGATTGAAAGTGTAGAGCTAAAGATGGTAACGGAGACATAACAACGTAGTCTCTTTCTTGCCATAGTTTATTTAATGAGTTATCTTCTAGTTTAGGATCATGTGGATCACCAGTAGAACATTTTTCAAATAAATCCCATTCTTTTGTTATAACACTATGATGTGTCATAAAGGTACAAGGTACTTGATATGTTTGCCTCCAATGCCTATCTGGACCTTGTACGATTCTTACTGGTACAATATTCTTATCCCAATATCTGTATGGATCATTATAGTGTAAAAGAGATAATGGTTTTTCAAATCTAGGAGAAAATTTTAACCATTGCCTAACCAATTCATAATAACACAACTCATCAAAAAGGTAGTCATCTTGGACTTGCATTACCAAATCTTGGCCCTCATCTCGAAGATTTACGTAACATTCATTGAGAGAAGCCATAAGGCCTTTTCCTTCAATGTGTTTTAATGTTGTTGTAAAATTTGCCAAACTAAGATTGGTTTTTAATATATCTATTGCATCTTCACTCGAATGGTCATCAAATACATTTAGTTTAAATGTAAAATTTGGAAATTTTTCATATGCATAATTAATGGATTTAATTAAAGAACGAGTGCAACGTTTAATTATTTCTGTTTTATCGTTGCATCCATATCTTTTAAATTTAAATTCATCGTATGGTTTAAAATTATCTTGATTGTTAGATAAATTGTGTGTTTGTAGAGCTATCAAAAAATTCATAATTATTTTGCTTTCTTTTTTTCCTCTCTGCGTTTATAGGCATCTTTTAGTTCTTGTATTGTATATCTTCCTGGTTTATGTGTTTGTAAGAGCATTATTGTAGATTCTGCAACATTACATTGTGTATGTAAAGCAAATTCTAATTGATCCTCTGTGATCTGTTTATCTCTTAACATTTCCATCCATTTACCAACATAAATGTATTTTGTATCACACAAATCAATATCGATACCTTCTTCTACGGAAAGAGTGCTGTCTGATCTTCCAATTTCAATACCTTCAACAGTTACCCTTTGATCAAATAATCTAAATGTTCCTGGTGTAATTGGTCGTTTATGTGTTGGATCGTCCCAAGCATGATCACACCTATGGTGTGGAACTTGAACTTCCCATACCGCACCGTTTTCAGAAACTCTGTACATTTCTTTAACAATATCAACAAGAGATACTTTATCGTTACCAAGATGTTCGAGAATATCTTTAGCCACAATGTGTTGAAATTCGTCATCTTCAAATGGCCATGGCAATTGATTAAGGTCAACTACCATATCTGGTTCACAAACATCTGATGCATCTACATTTAAATATCCATCAAGTTTGAAAAAACCACAACCAAGATTCAATCTCTTTGTTGGTTTATCATGGCAAGCATGAACAATTACTGGTAAATTAAATTTGTCCTCAAATTCTGCATACAATTCCTGAAATGTTTCATCCCAAGTTTTTGGATTTTTTTGTCTAAACAGACGAGCTGTTTGATAATATGGTGATGTTTTACTTTCTGGTGCTTTGTGAGCCCATGTATGATAAGGAAGAATAGGTGTAATAACCCATGTTTCTTTACCTAGGGCTGCGGCCGCATGAGCAATACTGGTACATGAGGTAATGATTAAATCTAAATTCATCATTGCAGCTAAAGTATCTTCCCATGAAATTAGAAGATGTTGCAAATCAATAATGTTTTCAGGCAAATCAATAATATTTTGATCTCTTTGTAAAGAGTACAATTGTACTTGATCGTATTTTGCCAACTCAGTTAAAAAATTAGGAGGAAATCTTCTAAATTGTTGGTGTTCAAATTTTGGATTTCCTGCCCAACGAATACCAACTTTAATTTTATCTGAATTGATTACATTTTTCCAAATATCAATACTTTCCTGTTTTGCATTTAAATAAGTTTCATTTGGAAAATTTTCAAAGGTGTGTCCTGCAATCCATCCTGCGGAAAATCCAGGTACCCAATAATCATGTTGTACTGTATGTGCAGCATTTCTTAAAATTACTCCATCGCAACCATCAATTCTTTCAAAAATAGATACCACTTCTGGTGAAGCTGCCAAATAAACTTTATCTGCACCTAAATCTTTATATGACTTACAAAATCTTGCATGAATTATTTCATCACCAAAACCACCTTCGAGAGAAATGATTATTGATTTCCCTTTTATGTTGTGTTCTTTTGGATTGTAAATCGGTGCGGAAGTTTTTAATGGAGGTGATCCATAAACATTAATAAATCTACCAGATTCTAATAACTGACAGCCAGTTTGATAATCTCCATCTTGTAATAAAAACCATCCACGATTAAAACTGTGTCGTGTCCACATTTCATGATTACCAAGTTTACCTTCGGTATCTGGTATATTTTCTGGACCTAAATTTTGTAACTTGTCTGATATACTTCTAGCTTCTTCAAATTTACCATCAAGCATCAATTTTAATTCATTATCAATATCATGCATCTAAATCTCCTATAATCAAATAAAGACCATATATTATATATGTCAGATAATAATCGATGTATTACCTTGTTCGCCGATTCTGTAAGCTGTATTTGCACCAGAGTATAGTTGTGCTCTATTGTTTCCTTTATATACAACTTCCAAATAATTGTTATTTACAATGGTACCATTTCCTAATTGGCCACTATCATTTAATCCTGCACCCAATACATGAGTTATTCCGGAACTATCTACTCCCATCACTAATGTGCCTTCACCTTCTGCCGCAATTATTGTTGGACTTATTTGATTTAAAATGCCAATTTGTTCTGGTGTGAATATGGCATTGTTTGTTGCACCATAACCATAGTTTCCTGGACCATATTGATTAATTAAACCTACTACGTTATTGCCCCAACCATACAAATTACCATATGCAGTTTGACCTACCATTGTTCCAAAGCCCGCATTAACCATAGTCCAACTAGAAGTGCCAATTTGCACAGCGGATGACCTGGCAGTTATGGAAGTTCCTAGTCCTAATATGCCAGTATTGCCTGTGCTGGTACCCCAAACATATAATAAATTATTCGAAGAAATTGCAGATGTTGCTGAGAATCCAGCAGAAACATATTTCCAAGAAACTGTATTATCATGTGCTATAACAGCAACCGGCGAAGATTTGTTTTCTGTGGTACCATTACCTAATTGTCCAGAAGCATTTAATCCCCATGCATATAACGCAGAATTTGTGTCAATTGCAGCAACGTGTGATGGGCCAGCAGATATAAATGACCAAGAAGAATTGCCAATTTTAACTGGTCTAGACTTAGAAACTGTCGTACCATCACCAAGGACACCTACAGTACCAACACCCCAAGTATATAGTGAACCCTCTGAAGTTAAACCAACAGTATTAAAATCACCAACACTTACAGATGTCCATGAATATGGAGTATAACCTTTATATGTTGTACCAACTTGAATTGGTGAAGATTTATTTGACAAATTACCTAAACCTAATTGACCAACATTATTTAAACCCCACGCAAATAATTCTCCTTGTGCATCTATAGCTAATGATCCTTTAAATCCAGCATCAACAAAAGTCCATGAAGATGTACCAATTTGAATTGGTGAAGATTTGTCTGTTATAGTATTATCACCGAGTGAACCATATTCATTTGAACCCCATGCAAATAATGCTCCATCAATTGTTGTTGCTAAAGCATGATCATTCATGCTTACTGATGTCCAAGAAGAAGTACCAATTTGTACAGGTGAAGATTTATCTATTGTTGTTCCATCACCTAATTGACCAAAATTGTTTCTACCCCATGTAAATAAAATTTTATTTGAACTTAATGCTGCAACATTATTTGCAGCAGCAGAAACAAATGACCATGAAGATGTACCTATTTGTACTGTTGAAGATTTTGCAAGAGTTGTGCCATCACCGTGTTGGCCAAAATTGTTTTTACCCCAGGCATACAATGCACCAGTAGTTAATATACCAAGTGTATAATCATTTGCAGATGACACTATTGACCAAGATGCTCTTGTCGCAATTAAAACGGGTGAAGATTTGCTGATTGTGGTACCATCACCAATTGTTCCGTTATTTGCGGTGACAGAACCCCAACCATATAGATAATTGTTTGTTGCAATATAGAAAGTATTATTTGCACCAGCACTTACAGTATTTCCTGATTGTGCTACAACAACAGGAGTTGTTCTATTTGTAGCTGACAAATCACCTAACTGTGATCCAGTATTTAATCCTGTTGTTAAAACAATATTCTGTGTAACAAAGGCAGAAGTATTTGCACCTGCTGATATGCCAGTAACTTCTGGATATCCAAATGGTTGCAAACTAGAAACAGCTGAATTTCCAAATAATGTTACTGAAACATTATTATTTGAAGAATCAATTGCTGTATTTGCTGCACACAGTAGTAAAGCAGTATTTGCATTTAAACCTGGTGCTGAAGTTGGAACAGTATAAGTGTTTCCAGTATATAAAGCTTCACCTATTAATAATCTAAAGTTGCTTATGTATCCTGTAAACATAGATGTTGAACTAAAATAATTTCTACCAATTCTAAAATAATTACCAGTAATATTATATGAACCACTACCAGTTGACGAGTTTAAAATTCCATTTGTATATAATTTTACTGTAGATCCTTGTCTTGTAAATGCAATATGATTCCAAGAGTTTGCTGTTAATTGTTCTGTTCCAAATATATCAAATGCTC